CCCAATCCCAATATTGCTATTACTATAATGAGAACCATGCCTTTCATTTTTTCTATTAATTTATTTTCCATCTTATTCTGATTTAAATGTTTTGTTGTAGTAATGTTCTGATATTTCTGTAGTACCAATAGAAGGTCTATATCCTTGATAATGTGCATTAATTATATACTCCTTCTCTATTTCTTTGGCTTGTTCAATTATATCTCTTAATCCCTCTTGTTGAATTAATGGTAATTGCTCAACTAACCATTCTACTGCTGTTTTCATTTTTCTTGTTTTTTAAAGGTTAGTAGTCAGGACAGGATTCGAACCTGTAAATGAGCTGCGCCTACCCCCACCAGAGTCTACTTCTCGAATCGAACGAGAATCACGCCCAGCGTCTCAGATAATAGCGTCTACCATTCCGCCACCTGACTATGTTGCTCGTCTTTCCGAGCCGTCAGCGTTCTATTGAAAACAGGAGTTGTTGCGCCTATCCCTTATTACATTTCGTGTTTACATATGTGGCATTTTTTACCACTTATCATTATTCGTTTTGACATCTTGCTTCAGCTTCTCAATGTAGAGCGTGGCATCCATCAATTCATCCTGTAAGTGGTTCAGCCAATCGGTGAGGCTCAAATCATCACGATCTAAAGTGCGCCCATATTTCTCGATTCCGAGCTGGCTGCGCTCATAATACTTACCAAGCACCTTGATTAGTATTGGGTCTTGTATTTGCTGTTCCATTAGTTAAGGCTTGACCATTGTTCATAAAATTCCTCTGGAGTCACTTCAGAGATGTGTACCTCATCAGAGATGGTGAGCACGATGCAAGTGTTGACACCTGGCATCATGTTGAATAAGTCATGCACCCTTGCAACCAAGTTATCGAGGTTGTCATTCTTGGTGCCTATGTATGCGATGAAGTACTTCATTTCATCAGAAAGTTGAATGCTTGAATGTAGAACTCATCTCCCACCCCATGACCTCTCATAAATCGGTTGACGGTGTAGTAGTTGAGATTCATATCCTCGGCCAAATGTGTCATTTTGTAGCGAATCGAGAGTCGGGACCTCAACTCTTTGTGGATGAAGTCCCGAATGTTCTCGCCATCAGAAAGGTAAATCGTCATCGATTTCATCTGTGATTGGTTTTGATGGTGCTGCTGTCGTTGCGATGCGGATATCCCAAGCATTGAGGCTGACATAATACTTGCCATTGTACTCTCTGCCTCGAAGGTCGAACTTGACCTCACATTCTTGACCGACTTTGGCTCCATCAAGGAACTTCACTCGCTCATTGACTGCTTGAAATTGTACCAACTGCGGATACTTGTCACCGATTGAGAGCACGAACTCTCTGATGTTCATTTTCTCACTCACTTGTCTGGCTTCACCAAGGTGGTGAATGGTGCCCTTTGCTTTTAGCTCTTCCATTTTACTTATTGTTTAATTGTTCATAATATTCGTGATATAGATCGGATGCTTCTTTAAGGCGAGCAACCATCTTTGCCTCAATATCTTCATCTCTATCGTACCAGAGAGCTGTGATTCGCTTCTCAGGATTGATGTGGTCCACTCTGTGCAGCTGGAGATTCTCGTATTCATTGAGGAATTCATCCCAGGTTGTGACCATGCAGTATATGAGCTCAGCACATGGCTTGTCATAGAGCATCATGTAAGCACGCAGCTGCCATTCATAGAGTGGATTGACAGCATCTTCCATCAGTGCCGGAAAAGTATCCAATGACCACGATGTTTTGACGTCGATGACTCGCTGCTCGATTATGATATCAGCAGTTCCGATGAGATATTCATTCTCGATAGTCACTTCATTCTTGGTATACTGTGTGAATCTCACCGAGTTGATGAGGTTGATTGATTCCAGCTCTTGCTCTCTACCCTTCCAGATGTATTTGTTGTTGAGTTCTGTGGTGTAGTTGTAGAAGTCTTGCTTCGCACATTCCTTGATGTAGCTCTTGGCTGTTTCTCCGATGCTGTCCTTGGCTCTGCCATTGGTCATCAGCTTTCCGATTTGCGATGGATGCCATTTCATAGTGCGAGAGCTTTGAGTTGTACTTCAGTGAGTGCATAGTTGGAATTCAACTGTTCTGCTGTGTACTTGCCAGCTTCGATTGATTCGAGTGCTTTTTTGAAGCGGTCATCTGTGATCGTTGGCTTGGATGCTGCACCTTGAGCGGCTGTGTTTCCATCATCATCCACAGCTTGAAGTGATAGCAGTGACTGCAATGTACCTCTACGGAAGTAAGTGACGGCAGCGAGCACCTTTTGTGGGTCTGTGATGACTGGAAGGCTCATGAATGACTCGATGACATCACCAGAATCGATGTCGATGATACGAGTCACCACATCATTGCCAACCACTGGCTGCAAGAGAAGCAGTCCATGCTCGTGAAGGATTGGCTCCACCGTTGTGAGCAGCGCATTGATATCAGCGTAGCTCTTCTTGAAATGAGGATTCGTTGCATTCTTTGCAACCTTTCCGATTTGCTGCTTGGCAGCGTGTAATTTTTGCCAAATGTTCATTGGCTCTGCGAGTGTAGCCTCCGCTTTCTTTGTAGTCATAATATGTTGTTTTGAATTGTAAATATACGCTTTTATTTGATTGATTCGCAAAATTGCTCATAAAATTGCAAAAATCCTTCAAAATCTCGGGCAATAACATACACACCACCAGCCTCTTCAATGGCTTTCTGGTATGCTTTCTGCGCATCTGACTGCCTATCCTTTCCATATTTGACCTCAATCTTGACCGAGCGGCCCTTGATCGTGGCGGAGATATCTGCCGAGCCTGGTGTTCCGGTTCCCTTGGTCCATTGCCCACCGATTGCCACTCCATCTGTGCGGTATTTCTTGCGATACACACCCATCGTATTGATTCGCTCAGCTTGGCATCCGCTGAACTGAAGGAATGCGATGATTGACTTGGTCAGTGCATTGGCACTGTTGTCATTCCATTGGTCCAGGGCGATGAGGTGCGGTGGGATGGTTGGATACTTTTCCATTTTGTGTTTGAGCTGGAGGTCTTTTATGATTTGTCGATGTTGTCGTGTCATTGCTTCGCTTTTTCGTTAAGTTCATCCCAAATATCATCAGCTTCTTGAGTCGGTTTGGGAGTTCCCGAATCGAGAAGGAAGTATCTGCCGTTGTGGTTGCGCCCTTTGTTGAGATTGTATCCTTTGTAATCGGCATACGATTGCACCCATTTAAGGAATCGGCGTGGCTCGAGCTCCTTGAATGAGATAAATTCGGAGGTGAATTCTTGAATCTTAGTTCCGTTGTAGTAGTAAACATCAAGAGCAAGGTTGCCTTCTTCAGCCCAGTCAAAGAAGTCCTTGCACGTTGCCTGGATGAGTCGCTTGGCATCTGCGTTGATGCTGATGGCTTTCATCAATCCATTTGTCAGGTATTTTTGGAGGTTCTTCACCATGTAGTTGTCGAAATTCAACCAATCTTCATCGGTCCAAGAGTCGAATAATAGCCGACCATACTCATCGAGTGGGCTGCGCTTGCTGTGGAAGTACTGATAGAACTCAAGCTCGTGCCTTCTGCGATCATGAGAAGAGCCGGCACCACTGATGACATAGTTGGTGGTGATGACAATTTTTGGTGATCTGTTGAATGGAATAAATATCTCATCCTTATTCTTTCGGTTGACAGTGATACCCTCGGTGATGAGGCTGAAGAGCTGCTCGAAGTCGAATGCTTTTCTCACGTCATCGAATGCAAGAATCTGTGTGTCCAGGTTGACTCGCTGATAAACGAAATCTGACTTGGATGGATTGAAGCTCTTGCCATCAATCTTCACGACTCTGCGCAGATTGCCGAGTGCTGCCAACATCAGTGACTTGCCTGACCCACCATTCGGATTGTCATCAATCTCTTGGTCATTGAAGATGATTGCCTTCTGGTCTGTCTTGTCCTTGAAGGTGTGCATCAAGTAGCCAAGTGTTGTCTCCAGGGCATCGACTCTGCCGCTGTCATCTGCTGATACCTTGCTGACAAAATCTTGAAAGTCATTCTTGCATTCATCCAGCTTGGTGAAATCTCGCTCGATGATTTGATTCTCCCAAATATAGCCATCGACATCGATGTAGCTCTTGAGCTCCACTTTGCTCTTGGATATCTTGGCCACTCCATTCTTGAATGGGATATATGATGTATCCTTGCTATCTTGTAGCATTAAGATGTTGATGCTGTCAATCATATTGATGAAATTCTCATTGAATAAAAACGCATTGCGTGAGCAGTAGTTCCAGACATCCATCTCGCCCTTGCCTTGCAGATAGTTCAGCACAAAGTCCTTGATTTGCTCGGCTGAGGATATCTTGACCTTGTTCTCCTTGACTCTGACAAATGTAGGTTTCTCAGCGTTCTCTGGATAGTACTTATTGAAGCCATTTTTGACCAAGAATTCAGCGTAATTTGATGGCTGTATGGTGATACCACCCTTCTCATTGACTGACCAAAAGATATCATCACCGGTCTGAATCTCTTTCTTGATATCCTCAATTACATCCTCTCGCACGTTCAGCTGCTTTTTGATGTCATCATCAGTGATGCCGCTCTTGAGCTTCTGACGGACCTTCTGAAAGGTATCTTTATCTTCGAAGTACTTGATGCCATAGGATGCTTTTTTGTAAGCAGAGCGCACTGTTGTGACCATCTCTTGCTCACTGAAGCTGGTGCCTTGAGCATACCTGGTGTATATGTACTGTTCTGCCGTATCCTTTGAGATGCCATACTCGCACAGCACTGCTGCCAATTTGAACACGAATTCATTGCGGCTGCCCTCAACGAACTGACAGCCATGGTCGAATCGCTCAATGAGGCTGATGATTTTGTCCTCATCAGATAGGATGCAGATAGGAGTGCGCTCGGTGTAGCTGAAGCCTTGGTCTTGCTCTATGCCTTCGAACACTTGGCAGAACTCATTGAAGTAGATGTCAGGGTCGTATGACTCAAAACACACACGACTGACGTTGCTGTTCTTTGTATCGAAGTATTCGCTGTCAAAATACTTACCGAATGCAGTGAATCTGCGCTTGTGCTCTACCTTGTCTGATTTCGGGATTCTGATGACAGCTTTCAGCCCATTCCCAGATGGCGAAGTGAATACCATCATCACATGAGGGTCAGCAATCAGTCGCTTGCGTTCCTCAATCATCAGATTCTTGGTTGGATATTGGTCGAAGTCAAGGATGCACAGACCAGAATGCTCAACCAAGCTGCTGTCATTGCGCTCGGTGAAGGTACCATTGAACATGATTGCGTTCAGTGAGGATTTGAGGCGGTCATGCTCTGGGTCTGCCTTCTCAAGTGATCGTATTGTTGTCACTTTTTTGATTAGCTCGGGGTTGCCGAGTCTGATGCGGTTGTATACCTCTTGAATAGACAGTTCAAAAGGGGTCTCTTTGATGTTAAAGAGTGATTTAAAGATTGATACTTTCATAAAATATTGTTTTGTGGGCTGTAAATATAGGCATTTTGTGACGATAAATGGCTGTTTTGTGACGATGCGTGACGATAAATATGCAAATCTTGAGGCTTAAAAAATTGATATTGTGCGAATTAACGTTTTTGCGTGACGATGACGCTATCAAAAATTTTTGGCTCTTGGTGTGTTTGATATCTCTTCAGTAATCGGTATATAAGAGAATCCGTCATTGCGTCACGCCATACACCCCTTTCTTGATGTCATCCTGTATCTTTCTCATCTCCCAAAATGACTCGCACTGGAGTACATCAAGCATGATATTGCGCTCAACCAAGTAGTCCATGGCTGTGTATGCCTCAAATTTTTGGCGCAGCTCATCGGTCATGCGAAGGAATAGGCGGTCGTTCTTCCATTCTTTTGCTTTTTGCGCACCATGAACCACTGACGAATGGTCCATATTGAATAGCTTGCCTATATCGTACATCGTTAGATGGTGAGAGCGAAGGAATGAGAATAAGTAGTAACGCTGGTACACCTTGTGACGTGCACGATTGATGGCACCATGTTTCAAGGATAGCTCTCTTGTTTCTATTTCTTCTTTTACTTGGTCAATTAGTTCTTGTATTGTCATGATTAAAAGTTTTTCTCCACCCATTGGCGAAATGATTGTTGTATCTCTATTTGTTGCTGAAATATATCCATGTTGCCACCAGCGAGAATGGTTGCATCTGCCTTCTGAATCTCCTGGAGCAGCATGGTTGCCTTCTGCTTGATGACTCGCTTGAATACACCTTGATCGTTGAGGTCCTCGATGAAGTCACCGAGCACTGGAAGCACGCCGCAGAGGGCGAGTAGTTTTTGTTCTCTTGTCATACCGGTGTCACTTTGAATTGTCCATCATTGAACCGACCTGTCTCAATCAGGTCCATCTTCTTCCAGTATGCCAGCGATTTGCTGGTGAATATCCACTCTTGCACGACTGCGAGGCCGATGTGGTATGTTAGTTTGAATCTCATAGCTCTTGCATTTTGATTTCACAAATTCGGTTGTACAAGTCATGATTGAACGACGTCCAAAAGCGGTTGACCTGGTAGTGGTTAAACGAACCAATCAAGCTCATCCTCGTTGATGGCTTCGACATAGGCTTGCTCGAAGTAGCATTGCTCGTAGAGCTTTGCGAGGTAGTCATCGCATTCTTTTGTTTGTTTAATTGTAAGTCCTTCATAATAGTGTTTTTCTGTTATTTTATAATCGCCATAACTGTCACCCACTTTGATGACATAGTTTGCCATGGTTGTTCCATTGGTCTCGGTCTCACCCACATCTTCGAATTCAACGAATAAATCAACGGCAGCTTCGCCAAATATCTTGATGCATTCATGGTCACGGATATCGATATCAATCATTGCTTATTGTATTTGTCGTTGTACACATGGTTGACGTACTTATCAAAAGAAGCTGGCAGCTCGTAGCTTTTCTCATGATATATTTGTTGGTCGATGCTTGGGTGGTCCATCACCGGTCTTGATACGGTTGTAGTCAGCCAAAAAAGGAATGCGAGTCCCGCAACCATCACAGCTGCGCCACTAAGTATCTCACGTTGGTCTTGGTTTAGGTTCTTAATTGTTTTCATTTTCTTCGATTGTTTCGATGGTTTCTAATAAATTTAACATTGAGCCCCATGCTCCTAAAGCATAACGGGTGTGCTTGTGGTCTGTGCCATATTGACTTTGGCAACATCTAAAGTCCGCATACAATTCAGCTTCTTTGCTGCGGATGAGCTCTAAAATTTGTTCTTTTTCCATAATAAATTGTTTTTGTTTCTGCGAATATACGCAACATTTGCAAATATGTTCACTTTTTTAAACAAATTTTTTATTTTTTTTCACATTTATTTTTGGAGCGTAAGGATTTACCCTGATTTTGTGACAATTTTCGTCAGGTTTTACCCTTATTTTATGACATGAATACCCGTTAAGGTGTAATATATTATACATTTAGTCGGTTTTTTGCCGATTTTGTATAATATATTAAACAAAAAAGGGAGCCCGAAAGCTCCCCCAAAACAACGTATTATAAATACGGCACTAAATTACAAAGGAAATTTCATTGAATCTATACTTTTGACGGTTTTTCTTACATTGTCTTGCTCATATCTTCGGCACTCAATGGTAAGGATGCGCCCTCCTGTTGGCTTCACTGGAGCACCTCGCTCAACGTGCCACCCTTTTGACCCATCACCGTACTCTTCTTTGTAAGTTCCTGTTAGCATGAGATGAATGTCTTTGTGTTGGTGGCGGTATCCAGTCTTGGAGTGCGAAGTGATTGTATCACGCACATCATTTCGGGCTGCATTCTCGTGGATGTGTCCCATTGTGAAGACATCGAAGTCCTCATACATCTCCAAAGCACGAGTCAAGTTGAGTGCTCCCTTGGTGACTACACCACCACCACCACTGCCGTGAAAGTATTTGATTTTGGTAGTCATCTGCACGTTGCCGTTGAACGTCTGACGCACAATAAGCCAACCACCATAGCCACCAGTGAATACATTGCTGCCAGCTTTGTAGTTTAGAAGGTCTACGAATCTCTGAAGGAGGTCGGTCTCCTGGTGCTTGATGATTGCGGTTTCGTGGTTGCCGTATCCGATTACCGTCAGAATGTGAGCATACGGCAGAAACCATTCGACAGCGGTCTCAACCACACTATCCAAGTACTTTGCATTGTTGTGCTCTGGTCGGATGTCAGACTTATTTCCTCTGCGATCTCCCTTCCCTTGCATCAGGCAGAACATATCACCATTAATCATGACAGGGATGTTGTGCTCAAGACAATGGTCGAGGTCACGCTTGAGAATTTTCCAATCGCTTTTTGGATTGTCCCAATGGAGGTCTGATATCATCGCTATCTCTACCAAGTTACCATCAAGCTGAAGCTCGTGGATATTCTTGGCGTGTTTTTTTACAATCATATTTCTTTTTTAGAATATCTGAATAGGTACATGGTACCCATACCAACAACAAAGCCAAGAATCAGCACCCAAAATGCGGGCTTTTCTTTCTGTGATTTGTACTTTGCCACCTCAATCTTCTGCACCTGGTGAATGGTGTCACGCTTGAGCTTGTATCGAATGCGCTCCTGATATCTTGTCAATGGCACAAAAGACGTCTTATAGCGCACTATCGTGTCTTTGGTGGTGTGATAGTACTCGTATACAATCTTATTGTCTACAATCATAGGAAATGAGTCCACTGAGGTGATGCGGATGGTGTCCGCTACGCTATCACAGCGATATCCTTTCTTGATAGCTTTGGTCAGATGATAGTTGGCGGTGCAACTTGTCACAAGAATGAGCAAAAATAGTGACTTAAAATTCATTTATCAGACAATATGAGGTGAATTTCTGTGGCTTGCAGAGCTTAATGAACTCTTTGTATTTGGTGACGTTGTTGACCACTTGGCAACCAGCTGACCACCATCCAATCGAGGTGCCTGATGGCTTGCTCAAGTCGTATGTGTTTGGGTGAAAGTTGATGCCGAAGTATCCGGTGTCGAGCTTGCCTTGCTGTTCGCTGTCGTCATCCTTGTCGGCATCACGATACACCTGGACAGCAGCTCCAAGCTGGAGAAGTGCATCGACCTTGCCATTGTGCTTGCCAAACTTCCAAACATCATAGTACCATTGCTCCGATTTGAGCACAGCTGCACCATTTTTATTGACCTTTTCAAACTGCTTGAGAGTCGGTGTTCCTGGGTTAGTGGTGCCAGATGTCACCCAAATGAACTCCTCGCCATGGAATAGGTAGAATTTATCATCGAAGCTGTTGGCTGTATCTTCAGTGGAGCGCACTCCAAGAATCCAGTACCCTGATGGAATACCAACATAGTTGTGAATCGACTTGACTCGCTCAAGTAGTTGCTTATCGTTATACGTTTTGACCATCTTTTATTGTTTTATTCCATACGGTGAGGCCGATGGCAGTAGCTGAGTAGGTGAGAAGCCCTACAAAGACGAACTCATGCACCTTGAATGGCTTGAGAAGCGGCAGAAATGCGTAAATAATCGCCATCCAAAATGATGTGAATGCGCTCAATCGCTTCATTGACCACTTGCCTTCAGGCTTGAGTGTGTCGCTTATTAGTTTTTTTATCATTTGGCAGCACTGCATATAGTCGTTCTGGTAGTTCGATTCGAGTGTGTGTAGCTTGGCGATAGCTCTGCTCTTTGTAGCAGTCATACAACGCTGTCTCAACTTTATTGAGTCGACTGTCAGTGTGCCACAACCACAAAGCAAGCACCCCAGTCACTCCGTATTTTTTTATGATGGTAACGAATTCGGTCATCAGATCACAAGCATTTGGTTGTTATATCCGTTATTTCGTGGATATCCGCAGTTCCACTCATTATTCATGAAGCAATCACCTGTGCACTGCACGCATTCGATTTGTGGGCGAAGGTCAGTATCACGATTCTCGTGGCTGATGAAGATGGGATACTCTGCTCGGTTTTTGACCAGGTATCTGATGAGGCGCATTTCAAAGAATGAAGCCTTCTGAGCGAAGTGCTCCATGCCGAATGCAACCTCGCTACGCCCTACTGGCTGCGAATAGTCACCACTTTGCTGCTGGAGACCCTTGTTCTTGAGCTGATAGGTCAAACCAAAGACAGCATCTTCGGCAGACCTCCAAGCGATTACAGGCTGAATGAAAGCCACGAGCTGCTCCTCTTCTGTTGTGAGAGTCTGGTCATTGTATGCCTCGAGCAAATGGTTATAGAATACGGTGCCAAGTATCGGCATGACTCGAAGCTGCGCTTGAGTTGCTACATATGGAAATACATCAGTCACATCCACATTGGCGGTGATGGGTGTGTTGGTCTTGAGATAGTTTTCTGTGATGAAGTACAACATTAGGCTTGAGGTGTTTGATTTTGTGCTGCTGCTGCTTGTGCTTGAGTCATGTCACCACCTTCAATCGGTGGTAGTGATGCGAGTGCTCTGACCTCGTTTGGTGTCATCTGCTCGAGTACCTTGGTAGCAACCAATGGGCTGAGTGAGTTGAGTGCATCAGATGTCTTTGATGCATCGCCTTCGATTTCAACAATAGTCTCATTGATGATTTGGAAGTTGTTGATCGTGAAGTCGGCATTGATTTTGGCAATGCGAAGGATATCATTGAAGATGTCAGCCACTTGCTCACGCAATGGCATCACGACATTCTTTTCAAATATGACATATGCTTGCTTGATATCGCTACCAGAACCAAGTGAGCCAGTGGTGCGTACACCCATCAAGATAGGGTCAATGGTGTGAGCAAAACAGATTTGCTCTGTGTTGAGTCCTGAGGCCTCCTGGAAGAGCTTGTCATTCGAGTTGGTTGGGATGCTCTCAATCTTCGGTAGTTGGTCTTGTGAGTTGGCAAAAAATGCGACAGCTTTGCCCGAGTTGGCGGCTCCCTTCATCTTGTCAATGGTGCTTCTCAAGACATTCTTCTCCTCTTCGCTTTGTGGTCGCTTCGGAAACATCATGGCAAATGATGGGAAGATGCTGTTTTGAATGTTTGATTTTGCGAAGTACGAAAGCTCGCCAGAGAGATATGCGAAATTTAGTGCCGATGTGTACTTTGGAAGCGGATACCACTCTTGGCCCAAGCACTCGACCTCGTATACAAATAACTGACAACGATCAGTACAAGTCGGATGATATCTCTTTATCGGCATTACATCAATGCGGCTGCTCCAGTCGTCACAAATAAAATAGCTTTGTGGGTCTCTACCTCTCCTCACCTTGTCTGGTGATTGGTTCTCGATGCGAGTGAGCTTCATCTTCTCATCAAAGTGCAGCTTGAAGTATACACGATTGTGAACAATCAGTTGCTCTGTTGTGATTCTGACTGTCTTTTTTAGTCGAGATTTCTTTTCGAATGTGTACAATTCAAGAAGCTCTTGAGGTGTGGTCGTGGATGGTTTCAACTCGATGCCACCACCAACTACTGCATTTGTCTTGTAGTCAACGATGGAACCATGCAGAGGCGATGAGTAAACAAGCTGATTCAATACGCTTGGAAATAGATTCGAATCGCCAAATGGAATCCATCCGGTGGTCTGATGTCTACCATTTACATATGGAAGAGATAAATTGCCAGCACCAATGTTGAGAAATGGTGTTGAGAAGGATTGATATCCCTCTACCATCTCTGGTGCTTTTTGCTGTGATGTTCTGAATCGGTCAAATATGCCCATGATTAGTCGTAAATTGATGATGTTGATGCGCCACTGACAACCATTCTGCCCTCTTCAATGACCACTCCAGTGGTGTCACTGATTTCTGTGGGCGGTATGGTTGACTCATAAACGCTGTATGTATATTGTCCCTTCACGAGATCGACATCAACAGGCTCATCCAGGTAGAATAGATTGAATCTCTCTGGATAGTCGGAGTCATCAGGTGCGGTGAAGAGAATCGTGTCGGATGTTGGGTTCATTTCGTTCTGAAAAACGAACAAATAATAAGGTGAAGTAAGTGTTGACACCTCTGTCAGCGTCAGCACAATCGAATTCACCTCTCCTTTATTGATGTATATCATTATAGTTATATTGCAAATAGGTCAAAAAATGTTCACAAACAAAAAAAGCCACCCGTTTGGATGGCTCTTTGAGTAGGTTATTTCAAATTAAATAACAGCAAGTACAGCAGCCTCTGCGATTTCGTATGCAAGATAGTCATTCTCCGCCACCAAAGTCACGGAATACTTACTACCATCTGCACGATTTTGGCCAGAGCCTTCACCAACTGCGCTCAACTGAAGGTATGGGAAGTACCAATATTTCCCATTCATATCCTTCACAATTGCGTTGAGGTATTGTTGACCAGCACCCAAGATTTTGATGGCTTGAGATTTGTCCTGGTCACGTCTGTGGAACATCAACGTGATGGTCGCAGTGACATAAGATGAACCATTCACAAGGTCAATGGCTGCATCTTCAACATAGCTTCCAGTGTTGCGACGTATTTCGAATGGAGTATAGTCAGGAGCACCGACCATTAAATTGATGTCATTTATCTCCCATGTGCCAGTTGGAACAACGGCGGTATCTATATTGTCTTGCTGATTAATCCAAATCTTTTCGATGCCACCACTATTGTTGTCGCACGATTTTACGATTGTTTCTAAAGCTTCACACATTTTTTTTTGAATTTAGTCAGTTAAAAAAAAGGGGGGAATTTCACCCCCCTAAATTATTTAGGCAGCTGCGTTGTAGAATACAATCTCTCCACCATTCACGTGAGTGAATCCGACTTTCATGTTTGCACGAGTACGGATAACCGGCTCAGCAACTGTGTCTGCTAAGTTGATAGCACGCAATGCTTTGCCATCACCTTCAGCATCAAAACTGTATATAAGATTGCCTTTCAACGTAGCGACAATTTTGGATGTCGTACCCATACCAGGACACAATACCATCTTGATGCCTAAGTATGTGAAGTCAAGAGCTTGAGTCAAGTTGGCTTGAGTGTTGGCAGCAGCAACAGCAGCACGGTAAGCCGTAGCAACTGGAGTCGATACATAGATTCTCAAGTCTTCTTGGTTGGCGATTACAGCAGCTGGGATAGCAGCGTAAACTAAAGCCAATTTAGCAAGGACATTTGATGGAGTGATCGCAACTGGTGAAGCGATGTCAATCACAGCTGAATCAGCAAGCAATCCTTTCACATAACCATCGCACAATGCAAGTGCTGGTACCAATGAAGTTGTATCACCTAACCAACGAAGTTTTTCGATGTTCTCGGCGATTGTCTTAGCCATTTCATTCCAGTAGAAGTCCATGAAAGATGCAACAGTGAAGTCACCATTAGAACCTTTTGTCATTTGCAATGATACGAATGATTGTTCCAAATTGAATTGGCAGACCTCGGCCATTGCCGATAATCCACATACGTCAATTTCAACAGATGAGAGGTCGTCATCGCTTGCGTTCCATCCGCAGTTCTCTGCCTGGAGGACCTGACCGAAAGTTACGGTCGAAATTTTAGTCTTATATTTGACACCTGGAAGTGTACGGTAGTTGTCAGCAACTTCCTCGTTCAAATACGCACGAGAATAGAATGCCTCGCTGTTTGCTTGCAATAACGCCGATGCGTCAATGTCCAAGTCGAATCTTAATTTTCTGCTCATTTTGGTTGGTTTTTATTGGTTATTTAGGTTTAAAAATTTACTTACTGCGGTGAACTTTTCTTGCACTGACATCTTTGTTTTGTTGTCGGTTGCTCCAAGTTCTGCTTGTGTTTCTTCAGCGTACATCTCTTCCATCTGATTGCGAAGGTCTGCAATCATGGCAATCAATGCCTTCTCACGCTCCTCAATCACAGGCATCACGATTGCAAGAATCGCTTCAGAATCTGCTGTCGGGTCGATAGCCATCTCTTCATCAGTGATGGTTGCATCTTCAGTGACTGTCTCATCAACTGTTGTGTCTTCCAACGCTACTGGCTCAGCTGACATTTCTTCAGCAACTGGCTCTTCAGCAACTGGTTCTTCTTTTTGCATCTCTTTGATTTCAACAACCTCGCCATCTTTCATGACGTAGATTTTGTCCTCAACAAGATATTCTCCATCTGGTAACTTGTTCATGTTATTTGTGTTTAATTGTTCCGATAATTTAAGACCAAGAAAGCCCTCGATGGAGAAACCGACTTGCCCATCTTCAACCAATTTGTTGTAGTACTCGGGGTCAGTTACCTGAACAGTCAACATTAGAGTGCCTTTCGGTACGTCGATGCCAAATGTGCTCAATGCTTTGTCTTTGGTTGGGTTGTCCACGACCCATGTTTCAAGGATGTAGGCTGGTACCTTCTTTTCTGTGTCATGCTCCAGGTTGAAGATGTCACGATTGCGGAGGTCAGCCATGAATTTCGAGTGAATCTTGTCGATGACCTCAGCAGTGAACTGCACATAATACTCGCCATCTTCTTTGCTGTTGCGGTAGATGTCCATAGGTATCATTGCCGGTGCCGTGATGCGATACTTTAGATCGTCAGCGAAAATCATTTTTTTATCTGCGCTGAAAGCTAAGCCACGAACCTTTATGGCTGGAGTTTTCGTAAACGCTATCATCTCAATTCCAAGATTCTCGCCGTCGCTGTACTCGTCTTCGATGGTAATTTTGTAAACTGGAATATCTTTGGTCATGCTTATATTGCAAAAATTGTATCTTTGTTCATAAAATAATTTTTATGATACAAGTATTCGACCAGGAAATCCCTAACAAAATGAGCGAGCTGACCATTGAGCAGTTCGAAAAAATCAGCCAAATCCTTAACAACCAAGACTTCGACAACATCGAGAGATATGTTGAGATGTTCAAATATCTTGGAATAAAAGAGGAGCTATGGGATGACTACCCATTCAGCAAATTTGTTGAGCTCATCAAGGAATTCAACCTCAATTCATTCACTCCAAGTGAAACAGTCACAAGCATCGAGGTGGATGGCTACACCTATGAGGCGCAGCTCAAGCTCTCAGTGAAGGAGACCAAGCTCATCGAGAAGATTGTGAACACCAAGCCAAACAACTACATCAGTGACATCATGGCGATCATGTTCAAACGCACTGACCTGTCGAACACTGAGCACTTCACCGATGCCCATCTCAAGCACAAGGCCAAGTTATTCCGCACTCAGAAGGCTGAGTTGTGTGTGCCTTACATTGTATTTGTGACTGAGAAAATCGCTGAGTATGCCCAGACCAACACTGCCGAACAGGTGGAATCAAGTCAGTCTTGAGCAGTTCATTGAGCTTCGACAACTGAAAGGTGAGGATGGTGTATTCAACCACAACATCGACATCCTCTGCGTACTCACAGACTCATTACCTGAAGACTTCGATGACCTCGACATCGCAGAGGTGGCTGAAATCTTCAAGGACCTTCAGTGGCTCTACACCGAGCCGAGCAAATTGTATGCCGATAGGATAGGCAAGTTCTATCTCAAGCCAATGACTGACCTCACTCTCGGTGAGTTTATAGACCTGGAGTACTATTTCACCAATGACTATCTTCAGTATCTTCCCAACATATGCGCTCTGCTGTATCGCATACCAGAACTTGTGGAGGACAATGTGGTTGCACAGTGGGAGTCAACCAAGTTCAAGACATCAAGTCGGGTGCACTATTTCCTGGACCAACCAATCACCAAAGTTTATGGAGTTCTTACCGAGTATATCAAATTCAGAGATACCTTCATCACGAGCCACAAGAACCTGATGACCGAGCAAGTCGCTGAAGACCTCAATGACATCACTGACCCGGATGAAAAGAAAGAAGCGGAGCGTGAGAAATCATCTCAAAAATGGGGTTGGGAGCAGCTAATCTGGTCCATGTGCAACGGTGACATCACCAAATACGACCAAGTAATTAACATGAAGCTGGTGCTTGTGTTTAATTTCTTGGCGATGAGAAAAGAGCTCGAGATTTAGTAGTCGAGTGCGTAGTTGAATTCACCAAATAACGGCTTGAAATCATAGATGACCTTTGGCTTTTTTCGCAATAATCCACCGAGCTCAAGAATCGGGAAATTTTGTGCCAAATTTTGCACATACATTCCATACATTTCAGCTATCAATCCATTCATCTCAAGTGCTTGGTTGAATTTCTTCACCAGGTGAAATGGTACAATGGTGGCTGTTCCGTTATTGAGGTAGCCAAAATAGTATGCGGCAAGAATTTCGATGCGAATGTTGCCCTCAGTGCTCACCTTTGCATTGATGCGAACCGAATCATACAACGTACCTGTGTCGATGAGAGCTTCATCCTTGATTACTTTCTTGAGTGTGTTGGCGACTCGTCTCCTTAGAGGATATTTGTAGTTGTATTCGCCGGTGTTTTTGTACCTTCCCATTACTTATATTGCAATCAGTCACCGATTTGTTTAGGAATCTGGCAATCGGTCCAGGAATCCATGGTGAATGTGATGGTCATCAACCATCCAGCAGCATAGTCGAGGAGGTCATTGTTGAGCGGCACCAAAGCTGGGAAGCCGACCACATCAAAATCACGATCATTGTCATTGAATGTGTAGTTGAGATAAAGGTCCATTAGAATCTGATGGCAGTCACTCAATATGGTGTTGATGTTTGCACGGTCTTTTTGGATGATGTCGAAGCAATATATCTCAAGTGTGAAGTCATTGGTGTTCTCAGTTGGGATGGCATCCACAGGCACGATGTAGACAATCGGATACTTCTCGTCTTTGGTAGCGAAGTTGAAGAGCTGCTCCTTGAAGTCAGAGTTAACCTTTTTGACTTGAAGATGTGCGTTGTAGAATGCGATGATTTCGTTGACGAGTGCTTGATAGCTTATCATAGTACTGAGTTTTTCATTATTTTGTTGACCTTACTTTGTGTGGCTGTCATCTCGGTCTCACTGACCACAGCGGTGACGGTGATATTCTGCCCTCCATTTGCATTGTTGGTAGCACCGACGTTGTTGGCTGCGTTACCTTGACCGAATAGGTTACCAGGCACGAATGATGGAACGGCTGAATTCCCTCCTCCAGCTGAACCTCCACCGCCTCCAACTGATGGAGGGGTTGGTGGTGTGCCTCCTCCTAATGACTGCAATGCCTTGGCTGTGGCTGCGATGTTTCCAGCGATTCCGATGGCTGTTGAGATGTTGTTGAGTGCAATGACTGGAGCCGCTGCCGCACCTGATGTGGCGATTGCTTGAGGTGTTGCCAATGCTCCGACGTTTGCTGTCTTGTTGGCGATTATCATTTTGGCGATACCGATGGCTGATTCAGCGATGACTGCTGCCTTCTGCACACCTTTTGACTTCTCGAATAGCCCTGCAATCAATTTGACTCCTTGAGATGCTACCTCAAGCCCTTGCATTTGAATCGATCGCTTCTGCTCTTCCACAGCAGCAGCTGCTGCGATTGCTTTTTTATCGGCAGAATCTTGTTCTTCTTTGCGTTTGTTGTTGCCTTCCACATCGATTGCGGTGAGGTCAGATTGCAACTTCTTGGTGAGCTCTGTCTCAAGTACTGCGTTGCCAGCTGCCGCTGCGATGTCGGCATCGTATTGTTGTTGGAGCTGAAATTTTTTGAACTCATCGGCACTCATCGTGAGCTCTTGCAGCTTCAAGAACTGAGCATCCTCGATGGCGTACTTTTTCTCGTTCTCTGCCTTGACCTTGTCAGCTGCTGCCTTGGCTGCATCTTCATTTATCTTGGCGATTTCGGTCTCTCTTGCCTTCTCAAGACCAGTGATATCTTGCTTGTATTTTTGCGCTTCCGCAATTAACGCAGCATACTTGGTCTTGACGTCATCAACCTCTCTCTGTTGTTCTGTTTTGGCAGAGTCAGCCACAAGTTTATTGGCAGCTGCTATCTCTTTTCTGATGGCATCTTTGCCGTCTTTGTATGCCTTCTGGGCGGCCTCTCTTCTTTGCTTTGCTTCCTCCGCTTTCTTATCTTCTTTGGCTTTCTCTTCTGCATCGTCAGCGATTTGAATAAGCTGACGTTCTTTTGAGCCATCCTTGATTAGTTTATTTTCCTCCTCAATGCGCTTGCGCAATGCCTTGCGTCGCTCGATGCTGTCCTTATCAGTAAGACCCTTGAGTTTGGAATATTCATTGCGAGCATCTCCAAGCCTATCCTTTGCTGCATCGGTGATTGCTTTGGATTTGTCAAGCTCGAGCTGCGTGGTATCTTTTCCAGCTGCTTTTGCCTTGGCAATCTCGATATCATATTGGTCGGAGATGGCAGCAGTTTTCTTCTCAGATGACTTGAATGCCTTCTCGTTGGCTTTCTCCATCTTGCGTGCGTTCTCCTCAGCTTCATAGCTCGTGAGACCAATGGCATCGGTCAGCTCCTTGAATGCATCGATGAGCAAGTTGATTGGCATCATCAAGAAGTCGATGGCTTTCTGGAGCACACCAATCTTATTCAACCATATACCAATAGCAACCACAATGGCTGTGACAACGGCAGCGATTAAAAATATCGGATTGGTGAGAATCTGCGCTCCGAGCTTAACGAATGCGCCACCCATAGTGGTGACAGTACTCGTGAGGCCCTTCATTGATTTGCTGATGTCCTGAGCATTGAGTCCACCAAGTGACTTGCTGAAGACCTTTGCTTTCTCAGATGCCTCCTCGAAGTCGAGTGACATCAATGAGTCCTTTATGCCTCCAAATGAGTTGGAAATCTGCTCGAATTTCGAACCGGATGCGAAGACATTTACAGCATCATTGGCATCCTTTATTCTATCCGCTACCTCACCAGCTTTCTGGGCGAGGGCGGCCATTTGTTCTGGGTCAGATGCTTCTGCAATGGCTGCCTTGAGTGAACGGAGCTCGGCCTTGAGTGACTGAACACCTGAGACCTTGAGAGGTATTTCTATTTCATTAGCCATAGATTCTGACTTCGATTGGTGTGTTTAATAATATGCCATCATTGTGTTGATGGTTCTGCGTGTTGGTTGTTCTGACCACAATCTCTCCGCTGCTGTTGATGTATGCCGAAGTAAGGTGATCGTGTTCTACATTGCCGATAATTACAAAAGTGTTTGCAGGCTCAAATGGTGTTGGCGGTGTGCCCACATAGATACCTTGAGCAGAGCGATTCCATCTGATTTCTCCAATATTATTGGCCATCACCAAAGTAGTTGGCATATCATTTCTGCTTTGCGTTAGCAAGGCCACATATGTCTGCTGTACAGCTGCGGCTCCGTTGATTTGTGGCGTGAATATTCCATCCTCCTGGAGCGTTTTGTTGTCACCGATGACCAAGCCTTTGAGACCATCACCGATGTTGTTTCCCTTGCCAAGAACAACGACGTCGTGACCCGATAGGTTGATATTGGCTTCCGTTGATTTGGTAACAAGGATGCTGTCATTCGATACGGAAGTGATTGGCGGTGAGGTCGGTGTTCCTGGATTTGTTACGAATGGAGCGAGGTCAATCTCGCTATCAATGCTGATGAGCTCCACCTTGGTCGGGACATCTGAGTTGGCATCATAGTCGATGACCTTGTTGATGTTCCACCATGAGTTGTCGATGCGTATCTTGTCATTGAGCTTGAGTGTCTGAATGTCAGCCTCATTCAAGTGGAAGTAAGCCACCAACATCTTGCCCACATTTATCTGGTTCACTGTTCTACGCCAGTACAGATTGTAAAGCGTATTGGCAGTCAGCGTGGTAGGTGTGTAGTAGTAATAGTCGCACGTTGCGAAGTTGATGTCGAATGTCGGTGTGAGCGCATTGTCGAAGTGACCGAGCATCGGATAAACAGTGACACCGAGCACACCTGTTGTGCCGTACTCGATGAGGTCCCATGAGCCGCATGACTGCTGACCACCATCATACAAGATGCGGATGTTGGTCTTTGGTGCCTCACCATTCAAAGCTGGCACATATGAATCGAATGTCGTGGACACTACTGGAGTCGGTGAGAAGATGAGCTCCTTGGTGTCGGTATCCTTGACATATTCGTTATCAAAGGTGTACTCGAGCTGCCCATAAATTTCATCAGTCATTTGAGTGTACACCTCATTCGGTGAATCCTTGTCGGGCTTGTATGTGAGCTTGAGTTTCTTGGCTGTTAGGTCAGGTAGGAATATGAGATTCTGCTCTCTGTCCTTCATCAGCTTGGCCGACCAATCCTTCTCTGCTCCGCTGTCATAGTATTCGTCACGATGGCGAAGGATGAGCTTGTTTGGTTGGGCAACATCGCTGTCAGCGAATAGGTTGTACATCTGAAAGATTGACTTCACAAAGTCGCTCTGCTTAATTTTCAGCGGCACATATTGATTCATTCCTAAGATGCCACCAATCACCTGTATATTTGCAGTTGGAAGGATGCGCACTCGAAGCCTGTTGACCTTCATGACAAGATTCACAGCAGCTGCTGCGCTTGTTGATGTGTTAAACCATGCCGTGTAGCTTGTATGATTTCCAATTTTTATTTGAAATGTACTACCAGCAATGAGAATGCCCGAACCAGATGTGCTCTGTGTGATGGCAACAGTACCAGTCTTAATGCCGTTGATAAGTGACGTTGGACCTGGTGCGATAGTTGTGTTGATGGGAACCGTCTGATTAGCTGTGATATTGCTGAACTGACCCACATATGAGCCAAATGCAGCAGCAATGCGTGGCCGACAATTCAGCGCATTGTTACTATTTATGGCGTTATTGCCACTTGTGTTGTCCAGGATGAAGTCAAAATCTATCTCATACTCCATCGTGTAGCCTGTGCCAGCCGATGCGGTGGTCGTTATTGGTATTGTGTATACTCCAGCCGATGGGTTGAATGAGCCTTGCACATCAGTGATTTCAGTCCATCCTGTGACGTTGCTATATGAGCCATATGATGTTGTCGGAGTATCTACCTCAAAACCTGAATCTGTTGCCTCAACCAAATAGTCCTGATTGTCGAATGTGTTGCTGTCCCCATTGTAAGGGATGAGCAGCTTGTCGAAGCGAGCAGCAGCCAATTCACTCCACTCGTATTGAAAGCCAGCAGTGGCGAAGATGCGGTCAAAGTATGTCTTGGCATATATGGCTGGCTTCATCTGGCGCACGTTGTAGATGTTGTCGTTGTCATATGGCAACACATACTTGAAGCCATCAACAACAGTGTTGTCAAATGTATCGATGATTGCCGCAGCCGAGAAGGTGTGGTTGAGGTCAGTGAAGTCGAGGTCAGTCAGCTCCCTGTTTGTGATCGCAGTGAAGAACTCGACCCTGGTATCCTTTACGAGCACCTCGTATTCAACAGCTTGCTCATACGCATCGGTCTGCTGATTCTTGTTGACTGAGAGCAGCTGAAGAAGCGCAGACTCCATGATTGGCACCCCGTTCTGAATGACGCTGCACTTGGTCAGTGCGTTGATGTCGAAGGTTCCAGCTTGGATGTTGACATCATAGTAATGATTGAGCAGCTCGTTGTTGTTCTTGCTGCCAACCAATGTGATGGTCTTTGAGAAGGCTCCGCTGCGCTTGGTGAGGTCACGAATGTCCCCGACTGCGAAGTTCAATGGGAAGACTGTCCCTTCCTTCACGTCGAGGAATCCATTCTCGAGTTGTATTCTAACCATTTATGTTGTCCTGGTTTGCGAAGCGCACGGTGATTGATTGGCGCATCAGATTCTTATTTCGTTGGTTGAGCATCTCGTATGAGTTGGTCTCCACGATGACAGGTTGGTATGTGCTGCTCGATGGCACCAAGTCATCACCACAAGTGTAGCTCACCGACTTGATGAAGACCTGAGGCGATGTGATGAGCTCCTCGAAGTATGTCGCCATCTCTTGGGTCATCCAGTTGGTGTTGAGCTCCATGCGCTTGATGACGTTGATGTTGAATGTGTTGAAGCCGAAGTCCTCTGTTGTGTATGTCCACTCGTCTGATGCGTTGACGTAGCCGACCACATCTCTGTTGTACATATCACGAGTCACGTCTCCTCGCTGGTATGCACGCAGCTGGAAGGAGAATGATGAGTAAGAGCCAAGGCGGTCCAGGAACAACAGCTCATGCTCGCTGATGGATGCACGCCTGTCGAGATGGATGCGGTACTTGAGCGTGTCTTGAGATGTGCCTGTCGCATCATTGTTGAACCATACGTCGTACCATTCAACGGTGTTTTCGATGAGGTCACCTGTACCGGTCAATGAGCCGTAGTTGTTTGGACCGACACCCGCTTGCATAATCTGAGGCGATGTGGCTGCTATCTTGTAGAATGATGCTCCGTTGCTATTCTGAAAATAGATGCGGCCAGTGAAACTGGGCTTCCATAGGTTCAGCCATAGGTCTTGACCGAGTGTGCACTGAAATGACGTAGGTTGGTTTGTCAACCATCTTTTAGTTACATTCACAGGCAAGAAGTCGGTGCCATCATAAGATGTCCATTCCTCCGATCTGAAGGCTCCGTTGAATACCTTGTATGAATCAATCTCGATGATTCCAGGAGTGTCAGTTTTTCGCTTGTCAGCATAGCTCACCGAGCCATCGATGGCAGCGTTGGTGATCGTGGACCAGTTTACGTTGACCACGAATGATGTCGATATCGAACTGATTACAGTGTGCAGTCCTTCGAGCTGTGGGTTGGCAACTCCACCATCATCTTGCGTGATGATAAGCTGGTCACCTGGTGCAAATGAGTTGGTCATGTTTATCCTCACATTGCCGCTCGCATTGGTCAAGCTCGATGTGTACAAATCAAAGAAGGTGTACTCCTCGCCTATCTTCACGTCGTACAAATAGTATGAATTCGGTGCGGAATAGCTCCCTGTGTTGCTCGTGTCGAGGTCCCAGCTTACTTTGTTTTGCAGTAGCTTTGAGAGGTCCTGTTCGCCATAGCCAGTGCCGAAGGTTGGTAGTGGTTTGTACTGCGCTATCTTGTTGGAGGTGCCAGCTTCATAGATGTCGAAGATATAGCGAAATCCATCCTTTGACTTATTCGTTGAGTCAACAATGAACTTGACAGGGTTGTACGCTGCCGTGAATGATTGAGGTGATGCGATGAGTGTCTGAGCCATTACTCTGTCGGTGTGTAGGTGATTTGCTCAAGCTCAAGCAACTGCTCACGAATCTCGCTGAAGTTAGGGTCATTCAATACCTCGAGGCCGACGATGAAGCGGTCACTGCCATCCTTGACGAATAGCAGCTCGCTTGTGTTTTTCTTATAGCCGTTCAATGCTGTATATTGCTCCTCGTTTGGGTGTAGAACTATCATAAGCTATTTTTATAAGTGTTCCAAGTATTAATAAAATTTGTATGTTCAGCAATCATTGATGCTCCCATTGCATATGCTGCACAGATGTGGGCTGCATATGTTGTACCAGAACGCAATACAAATTGGTTTGCACTTTGCACCGATGTTGAAGTCTGCGTTGTACTTGAGCCTGTTGTGCTGTTGTATAGGGTCACATCAACTAATGATGTTCTGTGAATTGATTTTGTATTTGCGGTAGCAGTAAAATCAAAAGAAGTTGCCAAAGTACCAACACTTCCAGAATTTATTCTTTGAGCAGTAGCTAAACCTCTAACTATTGAATTAATACCTGCGTTTGTATTGCCATCAAATCTACCCGTACCACTAATAGCATGAGTAAAAAAGTAACGTGAAGCGTTATTCAATGTGTACTGAACGCCTTGTGTTGCTGGGTTAAAGTTTGTATCTATGTAGCTACTTGTTCCGTTGCCTTGTAATCCGCCATTGCTTACAAACGTAGGCGAGTTTACAAGCGTTGATTGATTAGCATTAGGATTCTTCCAGTTGAGTGTGCCGAATGCTGAGCCACCATCTTGAGCGAACACATAGAATACATCCAGCTTTGCCCATACACCGATTGTTTTCATCGAAGTAAGCAATGTGTTCTGCTTAACTTTTACGCTGTCGCTTGGTAGGGTGTAGCCAAAACCTACGGATGACGCCTTGTCCAAAATTGCTTGGTAGTCAGTGTCGAAAGCAGCAACTGCAATGGCATTTGAGTTGGCATCAGTCGAGCCGATTACATTGGTAGCCGTCACAACGCAACGCACATTCGCTCCCCTGTCAGCATATACGAGAAGGTATGTCGATGATGTAGCACCAGAAATCGGTGAGCCGTCACGCTGCCATTGGTAGG